TTAAAGAAATATGTTTACTTAATCTTATATTTAAATCTTCTATCTTTTCTTGTAAATTATCCACTTTAGCGGACACATTACGTATTTCAACTAATAAACTTTGATCACGCAGGTATTGCTGATCTGCGATAGTAAGTTTTTTTTTCATTTTTTAATTTGTATTTTGACAGTATTTGTGTATATGTTATACCAATCTGATGAATAATCGCAAGTATTATATTCATCAAAATAAGGGCCGCCATCCGTAAAATGTACGTTCTTAACATTTTCTTTATAAGGATATTCACCAACAAGCCAATTCCATTCTAAAGGTAATGAACCAATTAAGTCTTCGCTTTCTAACCATTTAAATTGATGAAGCTCTAAACCACTAGCATTGTTTACATAGTCAGGTGTTAAGGTTGTGCATTTACCACAATTCATAATCATAAAAGATGACCAGTTTTTCTTTTGATAACTTGTTTGTACTTGACCTAAAAATTTTGTATTAGTTTTAGGTATATAATCGTGTTTACATACTTGAACAGCATAATTTTGATTTCTTAATTGCCATAGTTCGGCTATATCGGCCATCATCAGCATATCACAATCCATAAACAAAGCCCAACCTTGATAGTTCATTAAATGTGGTATTATAAATCTACTAAAAGAAAATTCTGTTGATGAAAGACTATTTCTCTCTCTTAAAAAATCATCTTTAATATTTGGTAAATATATTGGTGTAATAGAAACTGGTTTTGTACTACGTCTTAATATACTTTCAGCTAACACATGATATGCTATTTTTTCTTTACTATCGTAACCTATAAAAATGTTTATCATAATCTGGATTCTGGACTTTTGCCTGCAGCCTTTCTTTTAGGACCTTTTGTATGGTCGTAAATTGTACCTAATACTGATCTGGCTTGTACATGACCTACTATTTTATCACCAATATCTATATTCATAGTACCATTTGTTTGTTCAAATTTTTTTCTCACTAAATCCCATATATAACTATCGTGTTGTTCTCTCTCATTATATATAAGATCATTATTATACATATTTTTCATCTCTTTGAAATAATTATTTGTATCTTTATGATTTAAATTCCATAATAAAAAACCACATTCACTGTAATGTTCACCTCTACCCAAATATGTCATCATTCTATCTTCTTTAAATAAATGTTTTTTTATAAAATCAATTGTAAGTGGATTATAAAATACACTATCGGCGTCAACCCATATTAATATATCATATGTTTTTTTATCTATAGCGTCAATCGCAGCTTCTATTACACTATAAACTTTATAACTAAATCTTACGCCGTCAACCCAAAAATCTTTTACAGGCCTATTTTTATTTCTTTCTACAAAGTTTTTACTATCTTGTCCTAATTCTGTAACAGTAATATTTTTAGTTGTAATACTAAATTTTTTTTCTGAATATACATTTAAATCATACGGCCAATTGTAAGTCTCTATAAATCTATGTGCGTATTCTTTATAAAGTTTTTCGTTAAAAGAAGTTATTACTAATACTTTCATAACCTAGAAAACAGCGTCTCTTTATTCATACTACCCAATAAATTGTAGTTGTATTTTTTTAAATATAGTATCATATAATTGTAATATTCTTTTTCTTTAGAATTTCTTACAGGTAATTCTAAACATAAAACGGGGCCATACTTATCAATTGTTTGTATGCCACCCTCTATAACTTCTTTTTCATGGTTTTGACAATCAACTTTTATAAATCCTATATCTTTTAAATTATAATCATCTATTTTTTTTACATTTACTTTTATAGAATTTATTTCATTATCTTTAAGTATTTGATTTGTAGTTCCTTCTTTTACACCAAAGTTATTTAAACTTGCATTACCACACTCGTGTGAAGACACATATAAATCCATTTGAACGTTTGTAACATTTGAAATAGCTACATCATATATTGTATAATTATTAAATTGTTTTAAATTTTCTTTAAAACATTTTACGTTTTCTGGATGAGGTTCAAAAGCATAAACGTGTTTAAATTTTTGACACATTTGTTTTGACCAGAATCCAATATTACTGCCAGCGTCTATGGCGTTTGTATTAAAATTTTTAACTTGACTAAAGGCGTAATCTCTTTGACGTTGTTGATATTCAAATTTACCATTATGCAATTGTAACATTTTTTCAAAATGATTATCCCATTCAGGTAAGTACCAGTCTTTTATATTTTTCATATGGGCCAGTTATCTTTTGACATATGTGTTTTTATAATTATGTTTGTTTGTTCTAATTTATTTTGTACAAAATATCCTTCGATTAAATCATAATTGTTTTCTAAAGCATATTTTACTCTTTTATTTCCTGTTTGTACAGCTAAACCTTCCTTGTGAGTACCGTCATTATTTCTCGGCCAATTAGGTCTTTGATCGTGCCAATAATGCAAATGATCAGTAACAATAATAGGCCATATCATGCCGTTTTTATCTATGCTCTCTCTTATATTACCCATTCTTTTTCTTAGCCATTCTTCACCAGGCAATAACATTAAATCTTTTACTTTAAATTCTTGTGTTACCATATTAGGTAAATATTGTTTAGCTTTTAATACTTTCATAACCTGCTTTTGCTATATAATATGCGTCAACGATATCCGTTACAGGATTATTTAAAGTTGGTATATCAAATAATTGTAATAAGGTTGTTTTTGTATCGTTTGAAAATTGATCATACATTTTTTGTTTATCAGCATTACCTTTGCCTGTTGCAAATTTTTTTATAACACTAGGCACTAATATAGTGCAATCATAATTTTTAAGTCTATATTTTAAAATGCCACCGTTCTCGGCAATTTGAAATATGGCTTGGCCTTTGCTGCCATAAGAATAACCCTCTAAAAATATTTTTGGTGATGTATATTTTTTTACAATATTTAATATGAAGTTAGAAAGATTTTCAAATCGTTGTATAGGATTATTATATTCAGTGTGTTCTACACCCTCTATATTTGATGACATATAACCAATATGTTTTTTTTTACTTGTTAAATAATAAAATTTACATTTGTTAAAAGTAAAATCGCCTTTACTTATACAAACTGCTGGAGAATTTAAACTATAATCAATCCCAATTGTCGTCATTTGACTCACTACTTTCTTCATCAATTTCGTGGTTACAAAATGGACACGATAATGGTTGCATATCGTATTTTTCGTTATCCCACATCAATATATATTTAGTTTGACAGTGAGGACAAGTTTTTTGAGCCTTAACTAACATTACAACTTGAATTTTTTAAACTGGTCTTTCTTAACATCTTGTTGAATACCACCAATAATATAACTTTCTATTTCTGTTTCTTGTGGTGCATTTTGCATAGACTTACTATTTAACCAGTGATCTATCCAAGGTAAAGGATTTATTTTTGTTTCATACACAGGTTCTAAACCAATTGCTTTCATTCTTCGATTTGCTGTGTATTCTACAAACTGATGTAATAATTTTTCTGATAAACCTATCATAGAACCTTGTTTAAACAAATAAGTTGCCCACTGTTTTTCTGAATTTACTGCGTCATCATACATTTTATAAACTTCTTTTTCTGTTTCTTTAATTACTTTTAACATTGTCTTATCATTTTCTACGTCTTTATAATTATTAATAATTCTTTGTGATACGGCCAAATGCTGACTTTCATCTCTTGCAATAAACGATATTATCTTTGCTGAACCTTCTAATAACTTTAATTCGCCAAAAGCAAAACTACAAGCAAACGACACATAAAATCTTAAACCTTCTAATATGTTTACTGTAACTAAAGCTTTCCACAATCTTTTCTTTAATTCATATATATCAACTTTATCTGGCGTTAATTGATACTTATAACCCATTTCAATTAAATCATCATAACATTTTGTAACTGATTCAGCTCGTTCTTCAATTTTTTTATCTTCTATAATTGTATCAAAGATTTCGCCAGGATTTGCATATAAATTTTTTATAATGTAAGTATATGATCTACTGTGTATTGTTTCCATAAAGTCCCAAGTTACAATACAACCTTCTAATTCTGGTAAAGAACAAAACGGTAAAAATGCTAGACAAGGCCCTCTACCTTGG